TCCCGCCAGGACGCGGCCATTCGGGTGGACCACATGGCTGCCCGCTCGTGCCGTCCCATGGGGACGACAGCTGCCACCACTCGATTAGCGGAATAACCCATCCCGCCTCCCCGAGTAGGCGCGACGGGCAGATCGTAGTAGTGATCCGCGGGCGACCGTCTCCATCTACGCCACCCGAGAAGACGACGCTCTTCCGGTTGATGTCCCCTCCACAGTTGAGCGCGAATGACCATCCTCGCTCACGATGGACTCGGCAGGGGAGTCGGAAGCGGGTGTCGTTTCCGAAGGTGACGTGGAGAGCGAGCCGGAGGCTTTTCCCTGCTCCTCCGAAAGCTCGGAATTGCTCGTGATCTCCCCGAGAACCCACATCAGGAGTTCGTCATTGACCACCTCGAGAAGTTCCGACCCCGTCTTGATGGGACCCTCCTCCGTCTCCAAACCCTCGATGTTCCGGACCCGATGCTTAAAAAGGTTCTCAATCATCGGGATATCCAGTTTCGCAAAGGCACCGCGCAGCGTGGCCGTCGTCTCGCTCATCGTGATGCCCGCCTTCGGCGTTCCATCTTCATCACGGAGTCCACCGACAACTCCAAATACGTCTGCCATCATCGCGACAAGTAGAGGTTTCTGCGAATAGGTCAGGCGGCCGACCTCGCACGAGACACCCGTCTCCTCATGGGTCACCCGGCGCCACTTCTTCAGCTTCAAAGCACCACTCTCCTTCTAGAGATATGCCAAGAACACATCATCATCGCCGCTCGTGCCGATGCAACGGCCAGCGCCCTTGATACCGAATTCGCCATCGAGTTCAACTGTCTCGGGGAGTGGCACCCATTTAGGCGTTGCCCATGCCACAATCTTTCCGCCGATAACACCATTCTGTACGATGACGCTCAGTGGTGTGGCAGCCGAAGCCATCATGGAAGCACGCAATGCCGCCGTGTCAGTATCCCCAGTTGACAAGAGCCAATGGAGTTCCTGTTCAACGTTTGTGTAACCGTTGTTCCCTGTGAACTTAACCCCAGTCGGTTCCAAACTGCACGACTCATTCTCCCGTAGCTCCCGACCGTTGTTAGTACGCAGTGTCGCCTGCCCCGCGAGACAGTAGCGCGTTGCACCGACGAAACCGTAGCCCTTGGTCGGAATGAGCGGGTCACCCGTAGTGGTTGGCGTGGGTCGGGTTTCTGAATGAATAACCTCCTGCTTGCCCATACCCGAGAATGACTGCTTGACCACCGCCGTCTCCCCGGAGTAGTCAACACCAATCTCGTACTCGGGCAGAATCAGTCCGGGAACCGCGTGCTTCACTGTACTAATGAACTGATGGAGGTAGAGACTGCCCACAGCAGAAAAGGAAGCCTTATAGGTGGTCCCAACGTAGACATCACGACTGATTGCCGGATCAGTAGACAGCGCTGCATCCATCGTCACGGTATCGGTCGCGATTGAGATACAACGCCGCACCTCGATGCCGTAAGTAGCGTCGACATCGACGCCAAAAAGCATCCCCGCGACGATCCCAGACGCCGCGCCGCCGCCGGCCGTCAGGACGAGCGTGGTCCCCGACGATCCAGCGGCGGTCGTCGTGTTCGCTGTGCCCGTCAGCTTCGATCCAAGGGCATTGACGAGGAGCAGATCAATGTCCGGCGGAGTCGTCCCCGTCCCGCTCGGAATGGCGTCGACCTCGATCTTGACGGCGCACCGTTGCCGCCCATCCTGCACACCGAGCACGCTACCCTGCCCGACGCTGCCATCCTCCTCGCGGAAGTAGCGCGCGATTTCGGGCGTAAAGTGAAGCCGGCTGGTGTGCTTGAAGAAGTCGCCCGCGGCCGGCGCGCCAGGATCACTCCCATAGCCCGACTCATCCTGTACAGCGAGTTCGACCTCGCGGGTGTTGAAATACGTTGTCGCCATATCTTACTCCTTCTTCGCCACGGCCCTTGGGGGCTTCGGCGCCAGCCGCGGGGCGGGCTCATCCCTCTCAACCCGAAGCCGCTTATCCTTTTCCACATCCCTGGCCACATCCTCCGACACGGTAACAGGCTCATCTTCGGTGGCGAGCCCGTGACCCTGGATCATCACCTTTAATCCCGGGACAGCACTGTAAACCTTTGCCATCTTTCCACCTCGAACTCTCGAAGGCGCTACGCCTGGCGGGCGAGACGCAACCTCATCTCCGCAGCACATTCAGTCCTCTCCCCCGCGCCCATGCAGACGCGCCACAAATGACCTGTGCTGTTCCTCCAGGGTTGATAATGGAAGATGATCTCTGGCGGCATCGACGCGCCACTCCTCCAACCGCTCAAGGCGATTCTGGATATCTACCAATAGTTCCGCCAACTCATCAAGGGTCATCGTTCGTCTTTCGAGTAGCGATAACGGATTAGCAGACGAAGTTCAGGCACAACCCACTCCGGGAGAAACCGCTCGAAATCCGTATCCTGTGTGCCGTCGAGAGCATCCAATACAGTGCTATCAAGCTTGGGGTCCTGCCGAAGCTTCTCTTCAACGTCCGCGATGAGATCCGCTGAAACTATGACTCGGCTCGGATCTTCCTTGAATGGATCTTGTGACGCTGATCGATAGCGATGCGCCGCAACTATGAACACTTCAAGACGCTCCGTCACATCACACGACTGGACTTGTCCAGCAGTCTTGACTCCCGGACGAATGAGGTAGACAGTCTCTATCCCGTCTGGGATAGCAACCTCATCCGGCCAGAACAACATGATTTGAACACGGTCCGGAGAATAAACCGTAGTCGATTGGTTTACCTCAAGGGTAGCTTGTAGAGCCTCTAGCACGCTTTGAAGCTTAGAGGCCATAGACTCGCTCTAGCATCGCGTGAACGTCGCGCTCGAGTTGACGCAGAATCTCATCACCTTCCGTAAGTCTCCGACCCCCACTGATTTGTGGAATAACCCGAGCCCCCGGATGATGAATCACTCCACCACGACGTGGGATGACATGCGGTATAAGACGATCTCCCGTCCGTGCTGCTGCGGCATATCCATACATGCCGATGCCGGCAGTCACTTCCTTCCCCTGAATTGTAGGACCGAACTGCTTGACACGCGCCGTAAGACTGTTCCGCTTGTCCTTTCCCCATGGAGTTCGCAAAATGGCTCGGATCATCGGCTGCTCTCGAGTCATCCGGCGGCGTTGTGTGACGGGCTTTCGAAAGCTACGTTTTAGACTTCGCCAGATGGTTCTTGTGAGTAAGCCTTGCGCGCGGCGACTCTTGGCAATGAACTGCTCCGCCCCCCTCAGATCGATTGAAATCATGCCGGTTCCCAGGTGCGCTCGAATGCTTGCCGTGTGTATCCGTCAAGGATTGCCTGCATCTCTGGCGGTAGATGTCGACCAAGTCGAGTTACCGAACCTTGGGCATCACTGACTGAAACCATCCCATGCCAGCCCCGATCAGCTTCTCGATAGATGCTATAAGCCAAGTAGATGCAGAGGAACGCAAGATCATCCGGGATAGCCGCAGTATCCGCGTACCCATAGGAATACACAACCTTGATGGCCCGATACCCAGTAGCCCACGGGTACAACTCAGAATTGCTGATACGCCGGATCTGCGCTCGCTCCGTTGTCGATACGCCTTGATAATCCGTTACGGTCGTGAGGAGCGATGTGGCATCGTAGACTCGCGGGGTTGTGGTGGATTCGTGAACAGAAGTGACCGTGATGATTGGGCTCTGTGCCAGTGTGATGCTATGCACAGCCCGATCAAGCGTATGGTATTCCGTGACTCCACCGCGCGTGATGAACTGGCGCTGCGCCTTGCCCTCGATCCAGGATGATGCAGCATTAATGGCGAGGTCTAACCGAGAGTCCTCTGTCGTTCCCTCAAAGCCCTTGTAGCCCTTCAGGTCCGATAGACTGATGAGCGCATAAGTGGACAGAGCCACAACGCCCCCCTACCTTCTACGCCGCGGATCGCGCTCGGGCTTCGGCGCGGGCTTCAACTCCGCAACCTTCGCTTTTGTCTTTTCAACGAAGGCAACAGCATACCCACTGTCAATGGCAGCTTCTGCTTCTACTTCCGGCAGATCCACTACTACGCCCGTGTTGTTTCCGCTGATGATTCGCACCTTGGGCATGTCCAGACCCCCTCTGAATTGTGGCGTGGGGGGGAGGCAAAAGCCCCCACCCCCACGGCTTGTGTAAAGCTAGTCCGCGATCATGCTGGGTGCTGTCGCTCCAGTGTGCTTCGGCCAAACGACAAGAACCGCCGACGTGATGTTCGCCACGTTCGAGGCGCCAGTAGTCACACCGATACACTTGAAGTTGTTGGCAACATCCATCTGCGCTGTCGGGTCAATCTCAAATTCAACCGTCTTGATCTTGACCGCTGCCGATGTGGTGAAGTTGACCGCCGCTGTAGCCGCTGCAGCGTCAGCCGTGGTGGCACAATCCGCGTTCGACCAGATGCGAGCAACAGCCGAGAGCGCCTTCGTCCCAGTGCCGTCCACAAGCGTTGACTGAACAGGGTCGATCTGGATCGTGGCCGCGTTACCCTGATCGATGTGACAGATCAGACGTGCGGCGACAGCGTTTTCAATGTTGATGTACGCGGTCGAGGTCCGCCCCGCTGCGTCCGCGGCGGGCTCAAGGAGATGCTTCACAATCGGATTCTGTCCCGGAGAGAATCTCATTTCTCTATGCTCCTTTCCGCGCTTACGTGCGGGCGATCAGCGCGACGAAGGGGCTCTGTGTTGCCGAGCCCTTATAGGGAGTGAGTGCCGACTTCCAAGCGGGCGCCCCGTTTACGCGGTACGTGAAGCGGAACGTGTTTTCGCCGTACAGGAAGCGGACGTGAATGGACTCGGCTGTCTCTAGAGCACCCTTACGAATGAGCAGATACTCACCGAGGTTCAGGTAGAGGATATCCCCCGCCGTGCCGAGTGCCGCACACTGCTCGATGGGCACCACCGGATGACCGAAGAGAGTGTCGTATTGCTGACCCGCAAGACCGTTCGCGGGCATGTAGACGCCGAATCCGCCGACGTTCTCCGCGCCGGCGACGTTCTTGATCTTGATGTTCATCTGTGGCAGCTGAGGCTCGACTTCCTGGTTGATCGCCCAAAAGGTGTTCATCCGTTTACGGCCCGGCATCCGCGAACGCATCTTGAGAGCGTTCTCAGCCACGACAGTCGCCGCGACCTGGCTGGTTTCCTTCGCCTGGACAACAAGAGCAGTCGAGTTGAGGATTCCCTGAGCCTGACCAACACCAGTCCCGTTGATGATTTCGTCGTCCACCTTGAAAGCGAACTCCGAAGCGAAGGCAATCTGGATGATCTGCCCAAGACTGGTAGCGTCCCGCAATGCTCGATCCGTGGCATAGCAGATGCCCATCAAGTCCTCAAGCCGAATCTCGAACGTCCCGAGCTTCGGCTTGGTGGCCGTCACCGTCGCGGCCTCGGCTCGCCGATACACCTGAACACCACCCCAGCGAGAACCGGTTGCCCTTGAGGTTTCGTCCACATAGGGGAGTTCAATCCCATCTGAACCCTCACCAATGTCAATCGTGGTGCATCGGTCCGCAAGGACCGACTCCTCCATGGCTCGATCAAGTAGGGCTGTCGAGAAGTCCGTTCTGACGAGGAAGCCGCCCTCAGAACCGACGGCGGTGTTGAGCCCACTAGCAGCCAGTGGAGCAGACAGTCGGGGGTCAGCAGGATTACCCTTTGCCGACATGGCAACAGCCTGGAGGAAGTTGCCGAAAGCAGCCTGAGCTCCTCGCTCCGTACTGCAATCACCCCACGGATTACCAGGACCACCAAGACTCCGAGTGGATGGCCGAAGGCTTCCCGACGGCATGATCGCCGGAGGAGCGTCGGGCTCCACCTGGCGATCCCATTCCAGGGATTGCTGCTCGACCTTGATCGTGGCGTCGATCTGCTCGAGTTCGGCTGTGGCAATCTCCACCGCCGCGCGTTCATCCTCGTTCAAGGGACGCTTGTCTGTCGCGGCGGCTTCGAGATACTCCTTGATCTGGTTACGCCGATCCTCACGGTCGACTTCCAGCTCCTTGAGTCTTTCCATCGTATCGCTCCTCGGTGCCTCCACAAAGGCAAAGAGCCCCGCCGAGACACCCGTGGTATGTAGGGTGTAACAGCAAGGGCCCTTGAGGACCGATGTGCTGCGATACGGTGAGCTCGGGGCGCATGTGCGCTGATTCGAGCCTGCCGCCTCCGACTTAGACTTCTATTTTACGCTCGGGTCCAGCCCTGTCAACCCCGCCAACGCAGCACGAGCCGCAATCTCCACAGGGTCCGCTTCAGCAACAACCCGGCCCTTGAGCCGTTTCCCGCTCGCCAATTCGCCCAGGACATCCTCGAGCACACCCAACTTGTCCACCATTCCAGACGAAAGCGCCTCCTCCGCGTTGAACACAGCCCCCTGCCCATAATGAGCCCGGACCCGGCCAGGACCGATTCCACGACCCTTCGCCACGTCTGCCTCGAACATCGTCCCGTAATAGTCCACTCGGGCCTGGATCGCCTGCCGAGCCTCAGAACTCAGCGGCTTGCTCCCAGACTCCTCCGCCTTCCGCTCTCCATAGGTGAACTCTTCCACCTTCAGACCCAGTTTCTCAATAAGGCTGGACTCATCCACATGGACAGCCATCGTTCCAATGCTACCAGTCAAAGACGAAGGGGTAGCAATGATCTCATCAGCTTGCGCGGCGAGATAGTAAGCGGCAGATGCCATGAGAGGATTCGACACCGCAAGAATTGGCTTCGGTCCGCGCAGAGACCGAATGACCTTTGCTGCCTCCGGCAAACCAAAGACGCTCCCACCCGGACTATTGAAGTCCAGCACAATGCTCCCGACAGAAGGCTCGGCCACAGCCGCGCGGACATCCTCCGCCAGCGCCTCCGTGCTTGTACCCCCAAATAGCAGTGTCATCAGGCTCGCCTTCTGGGAAATGAATCCACCCACACGGAGAACCACAATGTCTCCCACTCCCCGCCGAGCGGGCCGCAATTTTGCCGCGGCGTCAGCTCCTCGGAGATCCGCTAGCACCGTCTCTGTCACTTTGAAAGCACGGGCCTGCTCAAGCCAGGCCTTATAGATGTCCGGTTCGATGGCAAGAATGCGGCTGTCATCAGTTAGCATTGATTTCTCCTAACAGGCCGTCACCTGAGGCCAGCGGCCCGCCCTCGATACAGGTCAATCCCCCGTCCTGAATCACTCGGTCGCGCCGGGCCACACACCAAGCGCGCGCTTGGTCCCGTGAACACAACCCCGTCGCCTCAATCCGCCGGGGCAGCTGTCCATAGAACCCGACCACCGAAGCGCGCCAAGCGTCCGAGGACTTCGCGTGTCGCTTAGCCAGACGGAGGAGTCCAAGATGCTCCTCCTCGAGAAGCTCCTCGAGCCGGGCCTTCGTCACCCGTGCCGCCGCCCCAGGTTCCGGTTCCGGTTCCGGTTCCGGTTCCGGCTCGGGCTCCGGCTCTGGTTCGGGCGCGGGAGGGGGCTCCGCTGCCTTCGCGGGGTCCACGTATTCATCGCCCCCGGGTCGGGGATTGCGATCGAGTAGTTCCCTACACTCGTTCGGATTCAGAACCCCATTTTTGATGAGCCGCTCAAACACCTGAGACTGGTCATCCGGAGCCATCCGCAGGAGAGCCCCGGCGTTCATCTTTGCATAGAACGTATCGGCCTGAACCACCAAGGTGAACCGAATAGACTGCTCAATGAGCTCGATCCATGGCAAGAGCGAATAAGTGAGAAATCCCAGAGATTGTTCCGTGATTCCCGAACCCCAAGATGTTGAACGCTCCACGTCCCCGACCATGTGTGGCGGAACTCCAAACCAACGGGCAATCTCCGTTGCAGAGAACTTCCGCGAATCAAGAAACTCCTGGTCTTTGAGATTCAGCGGGACGTGCTTGAATGTGACACCCTCCCAGAGTACTGGAACTCCACCCACTGCGCCTTCGCCACCCCACTTTCGGCGGAACGAATCACCCATGGCCTCGGCCACTTCTTCCTTCAAGGCCTTTTCGCTTTCAATCACACCGAGAGGCTTTACCCCCTGCCCAAAGAATCGGGCCGCGTGACGCTCTGCCGCAAGTGCTGTCCCAAACGACTCGCGACCCAGATCAGTCATAGACAAACCCTTGATCCCGTCATCGCTGAGACCGTGCATGTGCCAAATGTCGACTCCGCCGATCATCTTGATTCTCGGACCCTTGGGCTGTGCGTACTCATACTGAAGTCGTCCGCTCTCCAGTTCTTCCGGACCGTGGACCCGATCCGGCTGAAGCGGTACGAGCTCCCCGACCCAGCCCCGTCCGTCCGGACCGGGAACAATCTGGACATAGGCATTCTGGCGGAGGATTAGGTGATGGCACACCGTCTGCCAGAATTCAAATGCCGTCTGACGTCGATTCGGCCGGAAGCTGATGATCGGATCAAGTGGATGTTCAGGCGCGGAAACTCGGCCACGCTCGATACGCCGATACATTCCCTTCGGAAACATCGCAAGCAGATTCGACAGAATCGACACACATCGATAGACCGTGGCAATGGTCCGCGCGGTTTCGGGCGACACATCAACCCCTGCCCGAGATGGGGCACCTGTCCCATAGCCCGGATACCACCGATCATCCGTCGGATCTACAGTGGCCGCCGCCTTCACAATCCAGGTTGCCACTCGTGCAGCCGCAATTCTAAAAAGGTTCACCATGATTCCACCAGTTCACTTCCCGCCGCGTATCGCTCGGCATAGACGGATGGACCCGGGTCAGGCTGTGCCGTCAACCGACCCAGCGCCATGATCAGCGCAACGATGCCATCAATCTTGTCGCGGCTGCGGTCCCGATCCGGCTTGATTTGTCCATCAGGTCCAAAGCGAATTGTGACGTTTGACGCCATCCACCGAAGGACAGGATTTCCGCCATGAAGCAGCGCACCGTCGACCACAACTTTTTCCAGTTCCTTTGATGGGGCTGACATGGCAGACATGGCTTGGGAAAATTGAATGATCCGCTCCTCCCCCATGTGGTCTATGAGTTGAGTCACCAGCTGCGTACTATTCCAGCGGTCAAAGGCAATTTCGCGGATCGAGAATCGCTCCGCGTCCTCAAGGATTGCTGACCGGATGAGGTCATAATCAACCACGTTCCCGGGCGTCGTGGTGATGAAACCCTCATCAACCCACTGCCGGAGCATGAGACGATCTTGCTCCGATCTCCCAGAGCCTTGGGCATCGAGCGTCTGCTCGGGAATCCAGAACCGGGGCAGAACCAGATACTTCCCGTTGACCTCGAACACCTTGACGAAGGCGGTGATGTCTTGCGTGCTCGACATGTCCAGGCCGGCGATGCACTCCTCTCCCTCGAGATCCTCGGCCCGCACCGGCTCAACCCCGCAAGTAACCCAAGCATCCATGTCAAGCCAGCGTTCGTCCGCCTCCGTCCATTCACAGCAGTTCAGACGACGGACGATGTTCTCCTGAGATGGCATCCCCTTCGCCTGATGGATGATCTCGCTTAGGTACTTCTTCGTTGGAAGGCCCGCACGCATTCCCGGATTCGCCTTGATCCAGACCCTCTCGTCTCGCCAATCGTCACCGTCATCTAGGGCACAGATGTACGCGAACCACGACGGGTTATCCGTCGTTCCCTCGAGTACGCGCTGGCTGTACTCGTGATGCTGCCAGCATATGGAGGTTCGATCCCATCCAGAGTTGGTAATCTCAAAGAGAAGCGCGTTCCGGCGCCGCTTCGTCCCTGCGCGGATCTTATTCACCACGATACCGGTGGGGTGTTCATGGAGCTCATCAATTAGGCCAAAGTGAACCCGCAATCCATCGAGGCCACGATGCTCCGAAGATACCGCCCGAAACACAGCGTTTTTAGCTCCTATTGTCAGGCTGCCCACTTGCTGTTGTACCAGGTCGCGGAGTTCCTTTTGGGCTCCAACCATCCGCGTCGCATCAAGAAAGACAATCTTCGCCTGTTCCCGCGCTGTCGCGGCAGCGTAGATTTCTGGGGCCGGCTCGTCATCGGCAATCAACCCATACAACCCCACGCCAGCTGCCATCGGGGTTTTCCCCGAGCCCTTTCCTGTTTCGATATACGCAGTCCTAAACCGCCGCGTCCCATCCTTTGCGTACCATCCGAAAACCGATCCGATGATAAACTGCTGAAAATCCAGCAACCTAAACGGAACATTGTCCTCGAGAAGCAACATCTCCGAAAAGAACTCAATAGCCTCCATGGCACGAGCAAGCTCCCACACAAGACCCGTTTGCTTCCGCTCCCTCATGTCCCGAAGATGACGCTGACAGGCCAACCGAACCAAGGGTCCCGCCTTGATTCTTCCCGCACGAACCTTGGCGGCATAGTCCCGCACTGGGTCCGCACGCTTACCGCGGACCGATACCACCTTCTTGGCAACCTTCTTACGCCTTGCGGGCACCACGCCTCCGCGTGAATCGCGCTAGCTTGCTCTCGGGCTTCTTCGGCTCCACCTTGATCTTGCCTCGATCCGAAGGTGTCAAACCGAATCGACCCTCAAGCTGCCGGATCTCCGAAACAAGCTGGTGATCAAAGCGCATCTTCCAAGCTATCCGCGCATCTTCCTCCTCGTCCGACCACGTCGCACCTGTCTCGTCCAGATCCCATAACCGACACAAGCGGGCAAACGCAGGAGCATCAACCTCCGTGAGTACCCCAAGCGCCGTTAGCTTAGGAGCCCAGCGCCGCCACTGCGCCAACGGCCCCGGCATCTTGAGCAGATACTCCGGCACCGCCGCACCAATCTCCGGCTTTGGCTCCCGATTGTTCAGCGGGCGCTTCCCCGGATTGCCCTGCAAAACCTTCAACGCCGTCGGTTTCAGCGGCCTACCCGCCATAAGTCCCCCTCATGGTTCGCGCACGTTCTGCATTTCGCGCAAGAGTTGCATTTCGCGCACACACGAGTTTGGC